CTCCATGAGAGGCGACAAGCCGTACCTGTACCGCCTTGACCTGAACCTTTTACAGATTTGGGGCAATCAATACAAGCACTTGCGACAGGTTGTTTAACATCTTGGTCGGGCGTTTTAGAATCGGTTGACCAGCAGTTAGGGCTAATCTTTTGACCTTCTTGGTATGAACCTTCATAGAACATACGTGATGCGGTGTGAGCCATCTTGACAAAGATAACATTCATATGTCTATCTTCAATAGCTCCAATTTCTTTTCCGCCTGAATACTTGCGGAATACACCTCCTTTGATGGAGATACGTTTGTTACCACCAACACCACCGCCTGATACGGCAAGTGTGTCTTCATCAAGACCTGCAAGGGCGGGGTTACTAGCGAGAAGCGTTGCGAGTTCATTACTCATTTGATTTTCCTTGGTAAAACTAAAATTAACTATTGGTTGGTTTGCGCACAGAGATTGCAAACTCTCTCATCACATTCACGCCAGGCGGTAGACCCTCGTCCTTATGCTCAGCCATGAATTCCTTGAAGTTTCCCTGATGGATTCGTCTCTCCAACAAGTCAACTGCCTCATGTTTGAGAACAAACTGTTTAAAGTTGTCCCAATCATTTGTTGTATAGCGGTCTTTGATACTACGCATTACCGTACCACTTTCTGTCCTAATACTGCTTGCGTTTGTCTCATTGCAGACCGCTAAGAATGAATGTTCTAGAACTTCCATTTCGCCTTTGAGTTCGGCATCTTTGCCTTCCCATTCAGCTCTCATCCTATCACGTTCATTTCTAATTGTCAAGTATATCTTGACTAATTCCTCCAGATTGTTCTCCATCTTCTACTCCTAACTCTTGTTTATATAAATCAACTAAACTGGAATGCAAATCTACTTTGTTTTGCAACATTGAATAGATTTTTCGCTCAGCCTCTGAGCCTTGGAGATGCACTACAGTCATACTATTAACTTGTCCAACCCGATCAATTCTCGCTATGCATTGCAGATAAGTCTCGACGCTCATAACGGGAGACCAAAATACCACTGTATCAGCGGCAGTCAATGTAACGCCATGTGATGCGGCTTGGGGTTGAATAACTAATACTCTTGGACTAGGCATAGTCTGAAACCGATTGATGATCTCTGACCGTTCCCTTGCCGGCACTGCTCCATTGATTATTTCATTTGATACTCCTTGGTCTGTTAGGTAGTTAGCTACCAATACGATGGTATGTGTAAATGGAACAAACACAATTACCTTATGCTCAGTTTCATCTAACACTTCCATCAACGCATTTAGTCGTGGAGATATATCAAACTCCACAACATCTTTTGTATCGGTATAGATTGCTCCACCCGATATCTGTAGGAGCTTTGATAACATTGCTCCTGCATTTACTGCACTGATCTGTTCACCAGCGGCTTCAATTAACATTTGATTTTTTAAAGCTTTATAGTATTTAACTACTTGTATAGAAAGAGGTACTTGTCTTGTTTGATATACCACTTCAGGTAAGTCTAAGCATTGTGCTTTCTCAAATCTTATAGCTGGTTGAAGAGCCTTATACACATCATTCTTTGCCGTATTCTTGGGTACGTATTTAAATCTTGTTACCTGAGTCATCACCTTATCACGCCATGCAGTAAAAAACTTTGGCACTCTATGGGGCGCAATAAGTTTAGCTAATCCATATGCGTCAAGTGGGGACTGTGATGCGGGTGTTCCTGTGAGCATCCATAATTTTGTATGAGGCATAACTAATTTAGCTAATGTTTTCCAGCGTTTTGTTGTAGCAGTTTTATATGCATTAGCCTCGTCAACTACAATTAGGTCAAACCCTTGATTCGCTATTTCATCTGAAACGACATTGACTCCATCGAAATTGATGATTACAAATTCGTAATTTCCTTGTACGATCTTGCGTCGCTTATTAGAATCTCCATAGGCGACAGCCACTGTGCGGTGCATCGCCGTCTTAAATATGTCGGCTTGCCATGCGGAATACATAATTGATAGTGGGCATATGACTAGGACACGTTTAACAAGTCCTTTGTTCATCAAGTAATCAGCCGCCCATATAACTGAAGAAGTCTTACCTGTACCAGCCTCGTTAAAACAAAAGGCTTTATCTCTTAAGGATAGGAATGATGCAGTAGTTTTTTGGTGTTCAAATGGTGTGAACATACCAGGCCAGGTATATTCTTTAGAGATTGGGCTAATAGCATCTCCAGCCACGAGTGCGACACGACGCATCTCTTCCAGTCCCCAATAGACTAGAACTTCAGCCATCTTTCCGTCGTCACTTAGTACTTCGCACTTATCAATGTACCCGACCAAGTGATTCAAGTGGTCTGACGATATCGTTAGTTGTACCGCCGTATCTTCTACTAATTTCATACTATCCTTAAACTGAATTTGTGACTTCTTACGGAAGTCAATCGACCAAGCCTGTCATGCCGAAAGGAGGAGCTAGGAGCTAGGCATCGCTTGATTGACATGGTTAAAAGGAGGGAGAACCGGGCATCGAAAAAACCCCCTTGATGTCCACTCATGCCTTACAACATCTAGTTACTTCATCGCCCCGCTTGACTTACGGGGAAAAGAACGATTCTTTGAAGGGGACTCAAGTCTAACACCATCTTTGTTCGAACCTCCTTTGGACAAGGCTTTAACGTGTGCAACGTCTTTTCCTGTTCGGTCAACACCTTTCTTGTCGAGTTTGCGTCGTGCTCTCTGTCTTTCCATTCTGTCTTCATGTTCACCTCGCTCAAGTTGTTGTTGATACTCTTTCTTGTAAGGTCTTGCTTTGTTTGTGTATGGCATTATTTATCTCCGTAATGTTCGCATGATTTAACTGGACACCAAGGACACAAAGGTGTTGGGTTTGGATTCCACATCCCTGTATCGTAAGACATTTCTAAACGAGCCAATGTAGGTTTAAAAACTGCCCATAGTTTAGGAATATCTTCACGCTTGTAATCCTCGGGCAAGAAACTGTTCTTCACCACAAAGAGCAAGCCAGCCTTAATTATATTGACTTCGGGTTGATGTGCAAAGATCATTAGAGCCATTAATTTCAATTGGTCAGGGTCAGGATATTTGTTGTTGCCTGTCTTGTAATCAATCACAAAAGCCGTATCCCCGTCAATAATCATTAAGTCTACAATACCCCGCACCCAACCATCACCCCACTTGCAAGGTTTGCCATCAATATCCAACGCCATGCGTTGCTCAGGACTGCGTTCGCCAGGGATATCTTTGAGAGTATCTAATACAGGTTGAACAAACTTATAGTTTTCAGGTAAGGGTACATCTTCGCCTACGTATTTCTCGCATGCCTTATGAACTTCATTACCATAAGTTGTCTCTTTGGTTGGCGGCGAGAAGTATCTTTTAAGAACCTTGGTCTCGTGATACTTGCGTGGGCAGTTAATGTAATCCTTGAGAGAGGAATACGACCATGTGAATTTAGTCATTCTCGTCCCCCTACTACTGCCAAAATAAAACAAAACACCGCAGTAATCCATACAGCGCCCAGAACAAGAACGCCAACTAACAATAGATAATCTAATACTTCATTCATGTGTTCTTATCCTTTAGGGCTACGGCACAACCAATTTTTGCCCAACAAATTGTTGGCAACCATTTAATTTTTCTACCATCTTGTAAAAATATTTTTAAAACGTAACGATATTCAAATAATTTGATACTAAATCTCATGTGTTCTTCTCCTTAAAAAATTCGTTAAAAACTTTTGCGGATATCTCATCTCGCCTATCTTGCCAATATTTTTTATTTGCAATATCTTCCTCTTCAGTCACGGGAATCAAATTACCGTTTTCATCTTGTTTGTGCCACCAAGGTTTACCGTCTTTATGCCCCAGAAACCACATGATTTTTCTCCTTTAATTTAGCCTCGACTTCAAGACACAGATCATATGAACCAATCTTGGCTTCTGAAAACTCTTCAAGTTCTTTATCAGTCAACCCTACCCATTCAGGCTTAACATATTTTTCAGCACAAGCAAGGCAATACAACGCATAACCACCACCAACCCCACATTCAGCGCATCCTTTAATCATTGCATTTCTCCATAGTTTTCACCCCACTGAGCCTCACACGCTACAGGCAAACCTTTTGCCCAATCGGGAGGTACTGACATGCACTCGACGATATATGCTATCGCCTTATCTTTCTCGTCTTTGTGAACCACGCACACGGCGGCATCATGAACTGTAAGACCAACACGATAACGCTCATTGATCTTGATCATCTGCTCACCCACAATAATTCTAGCTAATGCCTGAACTACGTTTTCCACAACTGTCCCGCCCCATATGGATACAGGGCCCTTACGTGACTTGTATTTGTATTGGCTTTTAGATTCTTCAGTATCAAGACGCAACTCAGGATATCTGATGAAAAGTCCGTTCGGTAGTTTAATGCCTTCCTTATATATCTTTACACATTTGTGTTGCCCATAGTAGAACGGCTTTGTCTCGCCCCAATTAGCTAAGTCTTTCAGCATATTGTCGCCCTCTTTCCATAGCGCAATGATCTTGTCATTTGTGTCACGATAGATGTCAACAATCTCTTTACACTCAGCTTCGGTAAATGTAGCTCCAGGTGGTGTAGTGCTAAGTGTGTGTTGAAGTTTTAATGCTCCAGTACCATAGCCTAGTCCTAGAATACATGTCTTACCAACAAAGCGTTCAATAGGATCTTTTTTACTGATAGGACGGTTATAAACTTTACTTGCGAACTCTGAATACACATCACGCTTTTCAGCGAACGACTGCACCAAATCATCCTGACCAGCCAACCACGCTAAGACACGAGCCTCGATCTGTGAGGAGTCACAGTTAATCACAATGTGATCATCGGGCGCAATGACTGCGTTCTTGAGAGCCTTCTTCTCTTTGTCACGACTGGGTAAGTTTTGAAAGTTCACCTTGTCACTACCTGCCCATCTACCTGTGTGTGCGCCATAGTATTTGAGAGGGATAGGTAACCAGCCCTTGTTACGCTTACCAACACCTAAGAATCTCTCAATCCTTGACTCTTCGATCGTAGACTTGGTGTTGAGCCTGATAGAGCAAAGATGTTGAACCGCTACATTATCTATCTCACTTAGCGCAATGAACTGCTCATCATTCTTAGCAAGTGCGTAAGTCTGTTTGCCTGTTGTCTTGCTAATTTTCATAGGCGGTTCTATGTCATAAGTTTTCAAGACTTCAGCAAATTGTTTATTACTTGCCAACTTCTTACGAACTTCTTCTGTCGTACAAGTCCAATCAATTGCAAGACTCTCTAACAATGACTCTTTAAATCGCTTAATCAATTCAAGTCGGTCAAGTAGCAACTGATCATCCACTCGCAAAACTGGGAAGATAAACATTCTTAAAGTCATGTCGATCAACTGCAATTCACTCTGCGGAAACTCGTTCGACAATTTATGGTATAGCCTTAATCCTAGCTCTACGTCATTTTTGCAATATTCGCCATAAGCTTTTAATTCCTCTGCTGAGAAATCTTCTCGACGTTTACCTTCCGCCATCACAACTTCGTCGCCCTTTTCGCCTAACGCATAGAGCTTACTTAGCGATGCCAGTGACCCGCCTACATCAACGCCATTGACCGCCCTCGCCATACATAGCGTATCAAGATAAAACTTAGCCTCAATACCAAATATCCATTTAAGAATACACCCATCGAAAAGAGTATTGTGTGCGAGTAGTGCCCGCTGCGGTATATTAAGAGTCAATAAGAAATCTTTTATCTCTTGATGAGTCCCACTTACCCACGTTGTTTTGCCATCCACGTTAACACCGACACCAATTACATGGAATCGTTTGTCTCGCACGTACTCCTCGGTCGTTTGGTGCTTGAACCCTAGTTTGATCTTGGAGTCGTAGTACGTCTCAAAGTCAATCGTAATAATGCTCAAAATAATGCCTCTTCAAAATTGTCAGAATTGAACGCTAAAGAATTTCCTAAGCCATCTAAGACTTTGGTTGGAAAAGGCCATTGTGGTCTCTGCGCTTGATTTTGTCCGCACGACTGAGTCTGCCTTCGTATAGAACTTCCTTCGTTATAAAGTTGTTCCCGCACTTCAGGCAATATCGCTTTCTTAGATTGTCGTGGTCGGGAGACTTCCTTGACTCCACTACCATTGATTTTGTGTGTTCGCATATTGGACATTTCATATCATCCTCGATCTATTGCGTTTCGCCCGCCAACTTAACCATAACGTCGCCTGTGAATTTATTACGCATCATCTCCATAAACCCATCGTATAACGCATCAATCTCTTCATCGGTCATCCACGATAGTTCTTTCCAGTACACATCTTCCTGTTTGTTCTTGACGACACGCACTTTCTTTTTTGTAAGAACAGCTAGGATAATCTTATGCCATCTTCCACGCACGACTGTATCGCCATCTATGAGAGAGCCTTTATCTTCTATAAATTCTTCAGGGTGAGATTTCATACGCTCAATTATGATTTCTACCCCCGCATTTAGTTTTAATTCCATGATGCCAGTTTTCCTTAAATAACGTTTTCAATAGATACAAAAAAAGGAAGTTATGCCTGAGCATAACCTCCTAAGAATTACTTACCAACGTGTTGCTTCATAATCTCTCTATCGAGATACCACCTAGCCTTCTTCAAGTCTTCTGCATAAGAATGTTTGTGACTTGCCCTAGAAATATATTTGATGACGTTACCCAAGTTGTAACCCAACTCTTTCGCCTCAATGAAGTCGATAGTCTCGATGCCACCCACTTTGTAATGCGGAGGATGATTGACGTTATCTACTGTTTCACCTTCACGTGGATTCTTAAATACATCAGGCTTAACTATAAAACGCTCTATGTCGTCCATCGCTTGTAGTTGAATATTCTTTTTCTTGATGAGCATACGATAGTTATATACCGCCTTCAATGGTAAGTCTAACGCATCCGCTACCTCTTTTGGTTTGGCATTGGGATGCTTTGCCATGTAACGCTCTACTCTACTAATTTGTGCTATTGGTTTCTTCATTTACAGTTTCCTTACGTTTGTACTTTTTAACTATTGATGCAATACCTTTGTTGTCTCTTGCATCTATTTCCTCTAGCATAGCATCAGCTATGTTAAAAGACTCTGAGGGTATGCGAGGGTCATTACCACGCATCAACAACCCAATCATTGCGAACCCCGCATAAAGTTTATGCAAGTGTTCTCGGTCTGTTTCATTCATATATGTGTTCCATGTTCATTAGAATTTGTTTAAGATAATCTAAATCGTCCTCAGTAATGACTAACGCTACACCCCCACTCGTTTTAATATCGGTGAGGTTTTTATTTTGTAGTGCAGTCGTCTTACCGCCATTAGCCTTGCACTCTATCGCTAAGAACTTTCCTTTGACACACACGATAAAGTCAGGTACTCCGCTATTGCCATACCCCCCAGTCACAGGCATGGTGTAGTAGTGTTTCCCTTCAGCTAAAAGTTTTTTAACCTTTGCTTTGACTTTACCTTCAGGAGTCATGTTACCTCTCTTGCGCCATAGCGTCATGTGAACCTTTCAGTTCGTTAACTGTTGAACGATCTAACACCATACAGAAATAATGTTCAGACGATTGCCAACCCACCTCATCAAGTTCGGGCGATTGGTTGTTTGTGTATACATCTATACGTTGAACGTTATTATCACGTACCACCTCATGTGGATGTGCGAGTATCATTGCCATCTTAGTCTTGATAACATCGGGTAATGTTTTATCATCATAGATACGCACCATGCGATCACCTAAGTTGATTTTGTATTGACCTTCGTATTTGATAAGTGGCACACGTAGTAAGTCCCAATTCGTCTTATGAACTACTGGGGTAAGTGTAGGAAAGAATTCGCTTATTGACATGGGATAAGAGTCCAATGAAAGTCTGTCTCATTACGATACCATACACTCTTATAAATTACATCAAGGTTAGCATCATACTTAGTATTGTTAGGAAAACAATTTAATATGAGTTCGCCCATGTTCTCATTCGCAACTCTCATCATAGTAAGAATTGCAGTTAAATCTTCCTTATGATCTAACGATAACACTCGACTGAAATCTTCTACTATTTGCATTTTGTTTTCTACTATTTTTAACTTGCCGATGATGATATGCTTACTCTTATCAACACCGATTGCATAGAATGGATTACTAAAAAATCTCTCTGTCTCTTTTAATTTCTTGGCTCTGATGCTATCACACTTATTGAATTTGTCAAGCAAATCTTTACATACAGATTTGTTTATTGATAGCCCATAACTATTAGGATTTTCACCTAGTGCATAAGCCACCAACGCATGAATAGTATCCGCATCTACAGGTGTGTATTTATGATCTTTACCGAAAGAATCTTTCATCGTTCCCAAACACTCTAGCATTTCTGATTTGTATTCTTTATTGATAATCTCATCCAACGGCTTGATAACTTTCTGTCTCTGTATTGTGCCCATGAGAGTAGAGATTTTCTTACTCGATATAGTTTCTCTATCACTATCGGATGAGCCTCTTGCCTTCTTGTAGTATGGTGTCTTGAAGTTGTACTCCCAATGCTCAACGTGAGTACCTTTGTGAACGTCCCATTCTTTCTCAGCCTTAGCAAACACCGCACCGCATGGTAAACCATTGGAATAACACATATAAAAGTGTGGAGTTATTACGTTTTTCACCTCACCCGATATCTTATAAACTTTTAAGCCATACTTAAATTCAAGTTCACGCACAAGTGGAAAGCAAATATTCTCCTTGAGAACTTTGTCCATGTCTTGTACAGAATCTCCCGCTACTGATGTAAGAATATATTTACTCATCGTTTTCTCCTTGGCTTGTTTCATTTAGTAATTCACACGCATCTTCTATCGCAGTTTTTAAGTGCTTAGTCATATACTCTCTTGGCATATCTTCTTCTATTTGTTGCATTAAATTCAGCAACGCTAAGAATAGTCTTAGTTCATTTCCTTCCATTTTAGGATCCTTGTTTGTAAGTTAAAGTTGTTGAATTACTTTGCCATTTACTATCACTTCTGTGCCCCACTCACTCGCTGGAAAATACATACCACCTTGCAATCGGTATGTTTTAAATATTTCCTTATGTGTGGTATATAAATCCTTCAGTATCCTACGCTTGGTCGCCATATACAGTTGATGACTTTTCTCACCATTGTCATTGGAGATTGTTATACCCCATCTGAATGACCATGCAAACCGATTCACATCGTATGCCAACGCATAGAGTACTAACGCATCAAGTGGTGCGCTTTGTGTGCATAACCTTGCCTCATGTAAAAGTTCTTGACTATTGATATGAGTAAGTACTTTACTTGGGATTCGCTCTTTGCATACCTCTATTGCTAAGTCCTTGAGTTGTTCATACGGCATCGCCTTGCACATGACTTCGCTTACCTTAAAGAAATCCTCGTATGGTTTAAGAGTTTCTTTGGCTAGTCTACGATCTACCTTCTTCAACTCTACCTCATAAGGCACGACCGCCATGTCACTATCACAAGCGATACGCATACCCTTATGGATTGCGTGCATTAGTAGTGTGTTTCGTTTGTCCCTGTATCCGTAGTGTTTATATATCAGTCCACCTCTACGTGAATCGTTAATGAACCCACCGCTTGTGTTCTGTGATAAGAAGTTGCGCTCTCCTTGATGATACTCATCCTTGGTAAACTCAACTGTGTTATCTGAACGTACTCTCGCCATGAGGTTTGGGCTACGAATTACCTTGTGGTAAGTGAACTTGCCTGTGCCTTTATGCTTGGCATAATCATATTCTTCAGATGCCCATACGTCACTAGGTTTAATTGCATAGAGTGAATCATAAGTTTCTTTGTCGATATCTTCGTGTCTCCACCTTGTGCCATACACGATGTCGTATACTTTTTCGCCATTCTCCTCCTCAACAAAAAAGTATTTCTCATTGCGTGATCTGTGCTCCATCGGGAAACGATTATCCGAACCACGATAAGGCTTTTGTTGCTCTGTGACCTTGGTCAGTCGCTCATAGTTAAATCCGTACATCATTGCTCATCTCCTTTTTTAAGTCCTAGTCTGTCATCCAATACTTTACACACCGATAACCACATCTGTCGTTGGAACTCATCTTGACTCAGTTCAGCCTCACTCAGAGCATAGCCATAAGCCATGTCAGGATTTGACTTATAGAGTTCTAATAACTCATCGACTAACTGATCTGCGAATCTTGCAGTTGCCATATCGGGGTCACCTCCTACGCTTGATGCTATTGCCACTCGTGCCGAACTTTCTTGCATCCACACTCTAAGTTCTAATGAGTTTCTTAAGTTTGGTTTACTCATCGTTCACCTCAACTACCTTTCCACCATTAGGTGCGACGAAGTTTTTCGCTTGTGTCACGAACCACAATGTCGGTGAACTGATAGTCCATGTGATGTCGCTCTCAAGGTATCCATCGGTAAAGATCAGCACACAGTCTGCGGTAATCTTCTTCTCATTGATGTAATCGTTAACGCTCGTCACGCGTGTACCACCACCGCCCAATGGTTTAAGCATTGCACCGATGTTGGCATAGTTGTCAGTAAAGACTTGTTCACCATGAACATCGTAGTCCCACCAAATGATACGCACCATGCTAGGTTCGACCAATTCGCAAATTGATGCCAGTTCACTAGCGAACTCATTCAATTCTTTCTCACCAATTGAACCCGATGTGTCGATAGCAACAACCACCTCACCGATTGATTCATTCTCCACGCTTGGTAGATAGATGTCATTGACCATATGTCGCTTGTTCATCTTGCGCCATGTGAACTCGTCGTTACCCTTGGTTGATGAGGATACAAACTCACGCAACTCATGTCGCCAGTCAACCTTGGGCGCTAACATATCTGTGATTGCTCTTGGCATCTTGCCACCCATGCGACCCGCTAACATTCCACCCTCACGTAGAGCACTATCTATCTTGTCATTGAGTTCTTTCAGTTGCTCATGATCGAGACCCTCCATGCCCGATGTATCATGTTCGTCTGAGTCAGAAAGATCATAGGTCTTGCCGTTGACTGTGATTGTGTTCTCCCAACCCTCGTCACTACCTTGTGTTCCACCTTGGGGTGAACCATTACCTTGCTCATCGCCCTTGCTACCTTGTGACGGAGGAGGTGCTTTACCTACGAGTGGCTTGAGATAGTTGTATACCTCACGCATTGACCAATTGTGGAACATCGGGTCATACACCGCACCATCTGTCGGTAAAGAAACTATTGGTTCAGTCCCACCCGATACTGTACCTTTCGCATTGACAATGATATCGTTGACCACAAAGTCCATCGCAATGTTAGCCAGTTTGCGATTGTCATTTATCATGTCACGCCCACGTGGAATCTGCTTTAGTGCGACATGAAGATTCTCATGAAGTACTAAGCCTCGCAAAGAAGATTCATCCTTGATATGTTCCTCAAGGAACTTGCGATAGTAACGCTTGTTGACACCATCGGTGTATGCCGTACCCTCACCATCAATGACCTCGCTCTTACCCATCAGCATTACACCTGAGTAAAGTGCCGTCGCTGGATGTTTCATTAGCGCAATGTGCGCTCTCTTTAGTCTTGTTTCTTGTTTGCCTTGCATATTAAATCTCCTCGATTTCGCAATGATCACCATGATCAATTACTTTTAACTTACCCTTTGCAATACCTTGCAAGGTATTGCCCATCCTGTACTTGAAGAACTTTAATTCTTCCCTAGTCTTCACATATAGTATGGTCGCCATGAACGCCCACCCTAGTAGAAAACAATCAGCACTTGTTAATTCCATTTCCATCTCCTAGTGAAATATTAATTGATACCCTTGACTACCTATTCCGATCAGACATAGCATGACTAATAAAATGAATAGTAAGAGTATCGAAAAGACAAGTATCCCTATCATTACTATGATAAGTTTACCGAACCATAAGTCAAAGTCATCCCAATTAAAATAGTTCATGATTGTCCTTTGCCCACATCGCAATCTTCTGATTGTTCCTTGCAAGTCTGATCGTCTTGGCGGTACGCATCATCATCGTAAAGAACACCGCTTGTACCTCGCTTGATTCAATGCGTTCTACGAACTCCATGAAGTTTGTTAGTTGATCTTGTGCCTCGATGCTATCGACCGCTTGGAACATGATCATAAGTTGAGCAGAGATATCATTAGGCAATGCCACAGTCTTCGGAGATTTGATGATGTCTTTGAAGTCAACGAGAGACTTCTCAAGTTTTAAGAACGCACTCATGTCACCAGCCGCTGATGCACCGATCGTACCCGCTAGTGCAACCATTGTTGCGTTGTCACCCAACCTGTCTCTGTTCTTCACGATCACATCGCACTTTGCCAATGAACGAGGAGAGCAAAACGATAGTGTTGTCATGCTTGGCTTGAAGATGTAGGGATTGTCCGCTTGATCTCCTGTCGTATAAGATGCCAATACACGAGGGAACATAGACACGAACGCACGAATGACACGAGATATGTTGTTCTCTGTCGCCCATTGCAACCACTCATCAGGTGTTGACTTCGCCATACGCACGATACATACACGATTCCCCGCATGGGCTAACATATTGTCACCAACACCATCGGACGCATTGTTACTTGTACCGAAAACTATTGACCCACGTGTTAGTGGAACGTCACCTACGCATCTCTCAAGCATCAGCCTAGTGAAGATGACTTGCAATAGCTTGGGAGACTTCATGAACTCATCGAGTAAGATAACTTTAGGTTTGCCGTTGTCTAGCTTGAATAAATCTGACACATAATATTCAAGGGATTTTGATGTGTGGTTAGGAATTGTCATACCTATCTCTGACATATCTTTGACGGGGCAATCGACATAGATGTAGTCGTACTTGTCTGACTCGAAGTAGTCACCGACCTTGCGCCACTTGTCACCATTGTCTGTTGCTATCATAGATAACAGAGAAGTCTTACCGCAACCAGGTTCGGACTGGATGATCGGAGTTATCTCTCCACCTATGAGTGGAATCATAGTTCTGAGTTCGTTGATAGATACTGTGTTGATAAAGTTGAGTTTTTCTTTAGACATGATTTTTCCTTTGTTGAACTAATAATTACTGAAACATACTGAACGAACTGAATTTACTCAGGATGCCATCGACATCCTCCTTTACTGCATGGCGCACCGCATCTGACTCACGAATAGCCTCAGCGTCTACACCATCCAATGCTTTCTCTAGCGATGCCCTTGCATCTTCTAGTTCCTTACTGCCACTAAGATTGAAGTCTTTGAATGTCTCGCACATCTCCTTGGCTTTGATAATTGTTGTGTCGTATATCTTCCTACGCTTTGTCTTGGTCTCACCTGTGTTGTCATCGACACCGATCTCATCGACACCGCAACAATGACTGATTGATTTCATGACCTCCACGAACCGACTTTGTTGCTCAATCATAATGGTAGAAATGATTTTCTCAGTCTGCTTACTGTATGTGTTGAACAACTCATCAGCGATGTCATTTGCTATGGCGCATCTGAAATCATTCATCGGCACATCGGCAACAAACAATTCAACGTTAAACCTATGCGTGAGATCATCTTTACTGGGATAGTCATCTCGGTTGAACATATCGCCTTGCTTGAACGCCATGTCTGAGACAATAGAATCATAGTGGATGATGAACTCGTCACGTAGTCTGAAGAACTCAGTCTCATGCTCGTTGTACTCTTGCTTGAACTTGGGCATATCAATTGACGGCAAGTAGTCCTGTGCATTGTTCCACCGATAAGTCCTACGTTTCAGCCAGTTGTAAATCGTCTGACGATAATTCACAATCGCTTTGTGCCTTGGGTGATCTGCTAGTAGATTCTTAACGTACTTGCCCGCATTTTTATCTGCGTGCTTTGCCGTAGTAACCTCATTGCTGATGCCTCGGTCTTGCTTGGTTGCCGACCACACGTTGACATCGAGTGACACTAAGAATCCGCTAGATGCTAACGATATAAGATGACTTGGTTTCTCTAACATACTATCTCCTTTGATTTAAAAGAATTCCACGTTAACGTGGAACGATAACTAACAACTAACTGAAAACATTTTGCGACTGAGTTATAAGTATAACATAACTTGACATATAACACAAGCATTTACACAACTTTTTTATGCGAAAGATGCC